AAGAAGAAAAAAACCAAGAAAGCTTAGTCCATGACTAGTATGACAGATGACGAAGTACTAGCCCTTGTCAGAGGCGAGGTAGACGCTAGTTCTTCTTATGTAGACTCTGAGGTTAGTAGTCAGCGTGAACGTGCGCTGGAATACTTCTACGGAGAGCCTTTTGGTAACGAAGAAGAAGGACGCTCCCAGGTAGTTATCACTGACGTTCAGGATACTATCATGTGGATGATGCCTTCGCTCATGCGCGTATTTACCTCTGGTAAAGATGTAGTCCGCTTTAGCCCACAAGGACCAGAAGACGTTCAGATAGCAGAACAAGCTACAAAATTTGTAAACCATGTGTTCTACAAACAAAACGATGGCTTTTCTATTCTCTACAATTTTTTCTTTGACGCCTTGCTACAAAAAGTAGGGGTGGTAAAACACTACTGGGAAGAAATACAAAAAACGACCACCGAAGATTACCAGAACCTTACAGACCAAGAGTTCTACTTTATCAAAAATAGTGACGATATAGAGCTTGCAGAGCACACTGAACGAACAGAAGTCAAGGAAATAATGGACCCTGCTACAGGGCAGATAATCGAAGTAGAAGAAGTATTCCACGATGCCACGTTTGTAAAGAATACTTTCGAAGGTAAAGTTACCGTAGAAAACGTGCCCCCGGAAGAATTTTTAATTAACCGTGGGGCTAAAAGCCTAGAAAACGCAAGGTTCATTTGCCACCGTTCTCACAAAACTCGTGGCGAACTTATTGCAATGGGCTTCGACCAGGACATTGTAGAATCTTTGCCCTCGTTTGCAAGCGGAGCAGATGATATCACTACTAGTCAAGAATATATGGCTAGACATGCTTATGACCAAACCAACCTTGTACCAATAGGGCCTAACACAGAGTCGGAAGAATCTGTAGAAGTATTTGAATCGTACACTAAACTAGATGTAGAAGAAACTGGCATAGGCGTACTCTACAAAATTATCCACTCGGGTAACGAAATACTAGAGCTAGAGCCCTGTGACGATATTCCTTTTAGCACCATTTGCCCAATTCCTGTACCTCACAAGTTCTATGGTCTAAGTGTTGCTGAAACCGTAGAAGACGTTCAGCTTGTTCGTAGCACTCTGACTCGTAACCTGATGGACAATATGTACTTGGCGAATAACGGCAGGTTCCAGATTGTTGAGGGTCAGGTTAACATAGACGATCTGCTAACTAACCGTCCTGGCGGCATCGTCAGAACAAAGTCTCCCAGCGCTCTACAGCCTATCCAGACTCCTGCCCTGCAACAGTACAGCTTCCAGATGTTGGAATACTGGGACCAGATTAAGTCAGGACGCACTGGAGTTAACGCCGCAACTCAAGGATTACCGGCTGACGTATTAAAGTCTCACGTCACAGCAGGTGCCATTCAAGGCGCTCTGACCAATGCTCAAGGACGTGTAGAGCTTGTAGCTCGTATCTTTGCTGATACCGGCGTTAAAAATATGTTCAAGTCTATCTACAACTTGATCCAACGGTACGAAGACCGTAAAAAAATAATCCGTGTAAACGGAGACTATTTCCAAATTGATCCGACTAGCTGGAAAAACGACCTGGACGTAAACATCGAAGTTGGGCTAGGCTACGGAGACCAGGATGTTCGCCTAAACAATTTGTCCAGTTTTGCTAACGTTATTGAAAAAATAGGTACCCAAGTTCCTGGCATAGTTACGCCAGAAAATATCTACAACCTTGCCAAGGAAATTGGCGCTGAAATGGGCTTAAAGAACGTTGATCAGTACGTTAGCCCACCACCGCCCCCTAATCCACAGCCAAGTCCGCAAGAACAGATAGCTCAAGCCCAGGCACAAGCTTTGTTGATGGAAGCAGAAGCATCTAAGCTAGAGGCAGAAGTAAAAGCCAAAGACTTAGAAATCAAAGCTGCTAAGTTAGAGCTTGAACGACTAGAACTTGAAAATAATATTAACTTAAAACAAGAAGAACTCAAGCTTAAAGGCATAGAGCTTGGGTATGAAATGACCTCTGGAACAAATGTAAAGGCTTAGAAAAATGGCTTATCAAAATAACATTGCTTCTCGTATTATCAGTAGCGAGAATATCACCAGCACAGGCACCAGTGCGCAGAGCGGACGTGCTCCCTTTGGCTGCACTGTTGCTCGCATTGCTACCAGTGCTGCTGTTAATATCGTAATCGGACCTAACCCAACTGCCACGGCAGCGGGTACGCGCATTGACCCGGCTGATGCAGCTTACTTTGTGATCAAGGGTGATACCGACCCCAGTGCCACAGATGGAGAAAAGATTGCTAGCATTGGAACGGCCACGGTAAACGTTACGTTCTTGGAGGGATAAATGGCTCGCCAGAACGTCTACGCCTATCGTATCAATTCTAACGAACAGCTCACTTCTTCTGGAACCTCTGTTGCATCTGGTCCTACTCCGTTTGGCTGCAACGTGGCAAGAATCGCGTGTCACGGAGCTTCCGGGGCTCCGCTGACTTTCTTTAAAGTTGGTACAAATCCAACTGCTCTAACAGACGGAACGTCCACGTTTATTCACGATGGCGACGAAAATTATATCACAGTCAGTCCGTCAACGACTCCCGGAGGAACTGACGGTGACAAAATAGCGGCAATTGTTACAAACGGAAGCGCAAACGTATTTATTAGCTGGTTGGAGGGGTAAGTGGCTACAAACAAAAAAATCACAGAGCTTACGGAGCTTGTAGAAGCTGATCTAGCTAACGATGACGTACTGCCAATTGTAGACGTTAGTACCGGGACTACGCACAAGGTTAAAAAACAAACCTTGGCTTCTGCTCTGGCGGGTGTGTCGGCTATTACTGCCACTAGCCCTATTGCAGCTAGTTCCAGCACCGGATCAGTTACTCTTAGCCTGGGAAGTGCTGTTCCTGTAGCTGACGGTGGCACTGGTGCGGCAACAGCGGCTGGCGCTAGGACTAACTTGGGACTGGGCACCATAGCTACTCAAGCGTCAAACTCAGTTAGTATCACTGGTGGAAGCATTACAGGAATTACTGACCTAGACGTGGCAGATGGTGGTACTGGGGCAAGCTCTGCCGCAGCAGCTAGAAGTAATCTAGGCATAGCTGATATGGGCACGCAAGCCCCTAGCAATGTAAGTATCACAGGTGGTACTATAAGCGGAGTTGGTCTTAGTAGCCTAAGCTCTGCCCTGGCTATTACAGATGGTGGTACTGGTTCTACCAGTGCTTCAGCGGCTAGGACAGCTTTAGGTGCCGGTACGCTAGATAACATAGTTGAAGACACTACGCCCCAGCTAGGTGGTGAGCTAGATGGTCAAGACAACACGGTCAGCAAAGTAAACCTAAAAGACTACGGCGAAATAACCAACGCCATCGGCTCAACGGGCGGCGGCACCCAAGACATTGATCTGACGCTAGGCAACTCCGTCAGCGCAACTGTTGACACTAGTCCGAACACTTTTACGTTTAGCAACCCAACTGCCAGCGACGAGCAGTGTGGATTTGTTCTGTATCTGACCAACGGCGGAAGTCAAACGGTGAACTGGCCAGCGGCGGTAGATTGGGCCGGTGGTACAGCGCCAACGCTTACGGCAGCGGGTAAAGACATTCTTTGTTTCACCACAATCGACGGCGGCACCACTTGGTACGGCTTTGCTGCTGGATTGGACATGCAGTAATGACAGGCTTCCGTAATGCGCTACTAGGCGCTGCCGGTGCTGCTACCGGCGGTTACTCGGTTGATAACAGCATCGTGCTGGATGATGGGTCTAGTCAGTATCTTCAGCGGACACCTTCGTCAGCGGCTTCTGAACGCATTGGTACTTTTTCAATGTGGGTCAAACGTGGAGTTTTGGGAACAAACCAGATGTTGTTTACCAATGAACGTGATGACAGTGCGGGAACACAGGGCGTTCTTGAGTTTCAAACAGACGATCAACTTCGCTGGAAGACAGAAAGTACTATTGGCGCTAATATTATGGTTCGGGAAACAACGCAGGTTTTCCGTGATCCACACGCTTGGTATCACATTATGGTTACTTGGGATAGCAATCAAACTGATGATACTTGTGCTTCTGTTTGGATAAATGGCGAACAGGTTACTGACTTTGTTACAAAAACTAATTTCAGTTCAGCGCAAGACCTTGGGTGGCCCTCGACTACAAAGCCAATGACTATTGGGGCGGCGTATAGTGGGACAAATTACTCTGATGTTTATCTAAGCCAGTTTGTGTACCTAGACGGGACGGCTTCCTCAAACGCTACTGACTTCGGCGAATACGACACCAACGGCGTTTGGCGTCCGATAGATATTGCAAATGCTGGCCTTACGTTTGGGAACAACGGTTTCTATTTGCCGTTCACCACCAGCACATTCTTAGGCGCTGACGCAAACAACACTGGGACAGTTGTTAATTCATATCAGTCTTCTCAATGGACAGGAAACACAGGAAGCTATTCTTTTGCTGACGGGTTTATTGATGCGACTACCGTTGACGACGCAATCAAGTCCGTTGATACGTTTACTGGGGACTTTGAACTAGAGTTCTACATCACGGACAAAGGCAACGTCTGCGTCGGCGTTTATGAAATCGATGAGGACGGTACGTTTGATCAAAACAGTTCCACTGGCGGCATGGGTTCAATGACCGACAGTTGGTGGATCAAGACTTCATCCGTCGCTGCAAACAATGATGTGATGTACGGCTCAACGGAAGTTGCCAACTCTGTAGGCTGGGCAGATGGCGACACTGTAAAAATCACAAGAGTATCTGGCACACTTACCGTTTATCGGAACGGAAGTTCTCTGCATGAGTGGTCGCAAACTAGCAGTAACGAAGTTCGTATTGTTGTCTCCCAGGGTGACACAAACGTAATCCTCGACCAGTTCTGTTGGGCAGATGCAGGGACTATTGCAAATAATTTCTTCACATCAGGCTCACCCACGCAGTCCAGCGACACTTGCACCAACAATGTCGCCACATTAACCCCCTTGGGCAAAAATTCTGACGTTACGCTTTCAAAAGGCAACTTACATTGCGTTGGTTCAGGAACAAATTTTGACTGGGTTGGTTCAAGCATGACCATCCCATCCTCTGGTAAGTGGGTGTTTGAAGGTCAACGAACAACCGGCACTAATGGCAAACTTGGCATTGGAGATAGAGCCGCAACACGAGGTACTGACGTTGGCACTGGCGAACATTTCACCATAGATTTCGGTGGTGCAGTTGAAAAAAATGGTGTGAACGTCACGTCAGTAACCGCTCCAGGAGCTTCTGTCATTCGTGTTGAATATGACGTTGACACTGACACAATTGAGTTCTTTGACGATGGTGTAAGCGTCTATTCTGGCACTGCTGGTTTGTCGCCCGAAGATGGTATTTTGCAGTTTGTCGCTGCGCCCTACGCTTCAGGATCGACAGAAATTGATGTTGTATTCAATGAGAATGATTTCACTGGAACGCCAACCTCTGGTTTTTTGGGGTTAG